TGGGCATCTATCCGATTGGCGTCACGACGTCGGTCCCCGACAACCTGGGCGCGGGCACGGACGAAAGCGAAATCTACTTTGGCGATTTCGCCCAGTTCATGATCGGCGACACCGAACGCGTCGCCATCGCGGCGTCCGACGTGGCCGCCTACGATGACGGCGGCACGATCCGCGCGGCCTTCAGCAATGACGAAACTGTCGTTCGCCTGATCGCCGAGCATGACACTCAGGTTCGCTATGACACCGCGTTCGCGGTGCTGACCGGCGTCACCTGGTCCATGTAATCCGAAGTCGTCTGACTTCTGGGGCGGGGCCGGGGCCTGACGGCTTCGGTCCTGCCGATGGTGCCAATTCACTCCAAGGGGAAATCCCATGAAAGCCGTGAAGTTTCTCATGTCCCACACGCTGGGCGCGCTCTACAACAAGGATGAAGTCGCAGGCTTCCCCGACGACGTTGCGGACGATCTGATCAAGCGCAAGATCGCCGAGCCGGTGAAGGGCACGAAAGCCAAGGCGACCGATCCGGCCGATCCCAATACGCTCGACGACGCCGCGCTGGACAAGCTGATCGCCAGCGAGAAGGTGAAGGTCGCCGCTGACGCGGACCGCGAAGCGAAGATCGCCGCTGTTCTGGCGGCACGGGCGAAGTAACCGCCGCATTTGAAGTCCCTCCCTGAACTGCGCCGCTGTCCGATCACTCCCGGACGGCGGCGACTTCTTTGGAGCTGCGGCAATGCCCGACAATCTATCAGCTACCATCGGGCAAGGTTCCGCGCGTCTGCCCCAGAACTTCATAATGTCCGCCGGGGCGGGCCTGATCCTGAAGATCACCGTGTTCGACGAAGCGGACGAACCGATCCCGCTTGCCGGGGCACAGTCCATCACCTGGAAGCTGGCACGCACGGCGCGTAGCGCGGCGGCCCTCACGAAGACGCTGGGCGACGGCGCGACGATCATCACGGACGATGCTGCACAAGGCGGCGCGAACTGCGGCCGCCTGGACGTGCGGATTGACCCGGACGACAGCGCGAGCCTTGACGGTGAATACTTTCATGACTGTCGCCTTGTCGATGCAGCGGGCGACACATCACGCATTTTCTACGGGCGCGGCTTCGTCTCGCCCGGTCTGGCCTGACTGGGGACACCATGAGACAGGGAACCATCGTCACGGTGAAGCCGGACGGACACCCGCTGTCCGTATTCGAAGCCAAGCGCCAGCTTCGCCTTGAGCCGGAAGACACGGATCAGGACGATCATGTCGCCGATCTGTGCGCCGCCGCACACCGGAAGGTCGAACGCGAGCTGGGCTATCCCATCCTTCGCCAGACGCGCCAGACGCACCTGTCACGCTTTCCTTGTGGCCCGGTGTGGCTGGGCGGCGGTGACAGCCTTGTCGTTCAGTCGATCACCTATCGCGACACCGCGAACGCGGTGCAGACGCTGGACCCTGCGGACTATGCCGTGGACGCCGTGTCGCGCCCTGCACAGGTCTATCCGGCACCGTTGAAATCGTGGCCGTCCACGACTTGCACGCCGGGCGCGGTGATCATCGAATGGCAAGCGGGCTGGGAAAACCCGTCCGACGTCCCTGAAGACCTGATCCACGCCATGAAATTGCTGGTCGGGCACTGGGACCAGAACCGCGAAGCCGTCGTCGTAGGATCGATTTCGACTGAAGTGCAGATCGCCCTGGACGACTTGCTTGATCCGATCAGCCTGAAGTTCGTCGCATAGGAGCTTGGCCGATGCGTCTGGGCAAACTGAACAAGCGGATTGCGATCCGCCGCGTGTCATCGTCCACGCGCAACGGGCTGAACGAAGCGATTGACGTCTGGGCGGAATTCGGGCGCTTCATGGCCGAACAGGTCCAGCAAACCCCGACGGAAGGCTGGAAGGCGGATCAGACCGCCGCCCAGGTAACTCGGATTTGGCGCCTGCGCTGGACAGCGCGCGCCGCCACCATTTCGCCAAGCGACCGCCTTGTCTGCGATGGCCGGGAATTTTCGATCATTGGCGTCACGGAAATAGGGCGGCGTGTCGGGGTCCAGATCACCGGCATCGCCTATTCAGAAGAAGGACTGAACACATGAAGGTCAAAGCCCTGAAGCCGCATTGCAACGGCTACGGCGACAGCTTCGAAAAGAAGAAGGGCGCCGAATACACTATCCCCGACGAACAGGCCGGTCCGCTGATCGCGGCAAAGCTGATCGCCGAAGTGAAGCCCGCACCCGGCGATGCGAAAGGCGGTTAAGCTAACCGGCCTGCGCGAACTGGAAAACGCGCTGGCCGAACTGCCCAAGGCAACCGGCAAGAACGTCGCACGCCGGACGCTGAAGAAGGCGGCAGCGCCGATTGAAAGAGACGCTGCCGCCAATGCGCCGGAACTGTCCGGATCGCTTCGCAGCGACGTGAAGACCGGAACCCGCCTGACCCGCCGTCAATCCGCCATGGCGCGGAAGGCTGGCAAGTCGTCCGTTGAAATACATGTCGGCGTTTCGGACCCGGCTGGCGTCCAGACCGAATTCGGTAACGATCATCAGGAGCCCGAGCCGTGGTTGCGCCCTGCATGGGACAGCAATCAGGGACGCGCGCTGGACACTATCGCGTCCGAACTGGGATCGGAAATCAGCCGTGCCGCGACACGTCTGGCGAGAAAAGCGGCGCGCGCCGGGAAGTGAGGGGGCTTCATGGAAGAAGCATTGACCGCCCGCTTGCTGGCGACCCCCGCGCTTACGGCGCTTGTCGGGGACCGGATCACCTGGGGCAAGCGTGATCAGGCGGCCGGGCTTCCGGCTCTGACGATCCGGGACGTATCGCCGGGCCGAAACTACCTTCACAGCGGCGCCGATCCGACAGGAAATCCGCGCCTTCAGTTCGATTGCTACGGCGCGAGCAAAGGGGATGCGAAGGCCCTGTCGGACGCGCTGATCGCCACGCTGGAAAAGCGCGGCACGCAAGGCGGGATCGCCTTCAGTGTCGCCTTGCTGGACGGCAAGCGCGGACCGCTGACCGAAGACGTCGGCGGCGGGCTGAAGGTCCATCGCTACAGCCTCGACTTCTTTGTCTGGTTTTCACCCGCCGCCTGAAAACCCGCGCGACAATTTTGGTGGCACTTCAACAGGAGACTGAAAAATGGCCGGAAAGCACGGCTTCGGCGCGCGCTTCTTTCTGAAGACGCCCGAAGTGGAAGTTTCGGACGTCATGTCCGTTACCCCGCCCTCTCCCACCGTGGAGACTATCGACACCACGACGCACGGTTCCGCCGCCGCCGTCCGCGAATTCATCGCCGGACTTATCGACTCCGGCGAAGGTTCCGTTCGCATCAACTGGATACCGGGTTCGGCGCCCGACATTGCCTTGACCGCCGCGCTTCTCGCCCGCGCGGTCGAACCGTTCCGCATGAACGTGCCGGCCGAAAGCGACACGCGCGACTTCATCGGCAATTGCGTCATCACCGGGTACGAAAAGGATGACGTCGTGATCGATGACAAGATGACCGCCGTCCTGACGATCAAGGCTTCCGGCCTGATCACCGAGGTCGCTGGCACCGCTACCGGGGACACCCCGGCGCCATGACGAAGGTAGCGGACAGCGTAGGCTTCGACGTCGAAGGCAAGCGCCAGACGTTGCGTCTGACCCCCAGTGCGTGGATCGAACTGGAAGACGCCGGTCTGGGTAACGTCAAGACACTGGGCCAGACCCTTCAGGACAACCCGTCGTTCAAGACGTTCGTGAAGGTCTTCGCCGCTGCACTGCGCGGCGGCACGGACCGGGCGATCAGCGACGATACCGCTCTGGAAATGGCGGACAAGATCGGTTCCGAAAAGGTTGTTGCCCTGGTCGGCGAAACGGTCGCCGCTGCCTTCCCGGAAATGGGGAAGGGAGAGGAGGGAAACGGGCCGACGATCCAGACCGGAGAGACGCCGGACTAGAAGACTGGAACTGGTATCAGCTCCTTTCGGTCTGGGCTGAAGCCGGTTTCAACCCGGACAGCTTCTGGGACCAGACACCCCGCACGCTGGACGCGATCCTGACGGGTTACGTCCAGCGGCGGAAGATCGAACACGAACAGGCAATGTCCATTGCCTGGCATGTCGAAGCGTTCGCCAGAACGAAGAAGCTGCCGCCGCTCGACAAGGTTCTGGGTCGTCAGTCCAAGGTGCCGACGAAGGCACAATCCAACGAAGAAATACTGGCGGCCATGCGCGCATGGGTCGCCATGAGCAAAGACGCCGCCAAGGCGTGAAGGGGGCAGCATGAGCGGTTCGCTAATCGGCGCGCTGCGCGTCACGCTGGGCATCGACACGGCGGCGTTCGAGCAGGGGCTGGGCATTGCGCAGAAGCGCCTGAACGCCGTCGGCAAGAACATGCAGGCGTTCGGGGACCGGATGACCGACATCGGTTCCAAGATGACGCTTGGCGTGACTGCCCCCCTTGTCGCCATGGGCGCCGCCAGCACGAAGGCGTTCAGCGACTTCGAAGCGTCCATGTCGAACGTCGCCACGCTGGTCGATACGACAACCGAGTCCATGGAAGACATGGGCAAGGCGGTTCTGGACATTTCGAAGCGGGTTCCGGTCGCTGTTTCCGATCTGACGTCGGCCCTTTACGACGTTCGTTCGGCGGGCATCGGTGCAGGGGAAGCCCTGGGCGTTCTTGAGAATTCGGCGAAGCTGGGCGTTGCCGGTCTGGGCACCACAGCCGAAGCCGTCGATCTGGTCACGTCGTCCATAAACGCCTTCAAGCTGGAAGGCGACGACGCGAACAAGGTCTATGACCTGATCTTCCGCACGGTGAAGTCCGGCAAGACGACGATTTCGCAATTGTCGCAGGGCTTCGGCGCGGTGGCCGGAACCGTCGCCCAGGCGGGGATCAAGATCGACGACTATCTGGCGAGCGTGGCCGCGCTCACCACGACGGGTCTTCCGGCGGCACAGGCACACACTCAGCTTCGCGCCGCGATTTCCGGACTGACGCGCGAAACCAAGCTGTCCCAGGAAATCTTTTCGAAGCTGGGGGTGAAGACCTTCCCCGAGCTGATCAAGAAGTCCGGCGGGCTGGGCGGCGCCTTTGCGAAACTGCGCGAGGCGACCGGCGGAAGCGATGCGAAGTTGCTTCAGCTTCTGGGTTCCACCGAAGCCTATAATGCGGTGCTGTCGATTTCCGGCGCCCAGAACAAGGCTTACACCGATACCCTGAACGGGATGCGCGACGGCACCGAAGCGCTGGGCGAAGCGTTCGACAAGCAAGCCGCCGCGACTGCCAAGAAAATGCAGCTTATGCGCAACAAGCTGAACGCGGCGGCGGTGCAGATCGGGCAAGTCGTCGTGCCGGTGCTGGTCAAGATCGGCGAGTTTGTCGGCAAAGTCGCGGAAGCCTTTAGCAAACTGTCGCCGGGCATCCAGTCCGCCGTCGTCGCTTTCGGCGCCATAGCGGCAGCGGTCGGGCCTGTGCTTATGGTGATCGGCGGGATCGCTTCCGGCATCGGCGCGCTTGTTCCCATGTTCGCCGGTCTGGCTACGGTCATGGGAACGGCCGGGTTCGCCGCCACGCTTGGCGCTATTGCCGCAGCGGCGGCCCCGGTAATTGCGGCGGGTGTTGCCCTTGGCGCCGCCTGGGCGCTCGCTGGCGACAAGATCGGTCCTGTTCTGTCCGACATGTGGAAGAAGGTGCAGGAAGTTCTGGGGCCTCCCATGACGGCCCTTCTTGCGACGGTGAAGCAAGCGTTCGAAGAAGTCATGGGAAGCCCGCTGGTCGCTAAACTCAAGATGCTTGCCGAGTTTATGGGCAACCTTGGGCTGGTGATGCTGAAGGCGTTCGGGGGCGCGCTACCGGGGATAATTCAGGCGCTTGGCGCAGTAGTTACCGGCGTCGTCAGCGTGATCGTCGATGCGATCAGGATAGTTGTAGCCCTGCTGTCAAAAGACTGGGCCGGGGCATGG